AACAAAGTCCTTCTGAATACGTTCAGAGAGCTTTGTCGTCTCCATCGCTTCGCCGAATATGTTTCGCTTGGCCTTGTAGACGGCGTTGTCGTCAGCAAAGGCGATATCGAGATCGAGAACCGAAGCCATCCGATGACTGATGATGCCCTGCTTTGCCAAAGTATCGACAACCCTCGGTTTATGCACAGCCACATCATACTCACCAAGGATTACAAGGATCGATGTCGAGGCGAAGTGAACTACTAGGAAGTTACGGAATGAAGACAGTCCTCGAAGATCACCGCCAGTTTTGGCCGAATACGAGGCAATATTCAGCGACAGTCCATCATTCGGAGCAGGATCACCGACCCATGTTCCGCTTGTTCCTTGAGACGAAATGTAGATGTCATCCGGCGATGCCGTCAATCCGGCGATGATGCAGTAATTCCCAACAGTCGTGACATATCGACCAATTGGTGTGTTGACGTTCGAGCCGGTTGCGAGGTCCTGAAGATATGTAACCGTGTGCGTCTTGCTGAGCAGGATCGGCTTATCGACGCCGTTGCACACAACCAGTTCATTCCTGAACTCTGTCGTGCTGATCGTCTGTAGTCCTGACGACCAAAATCCCGGCGCACCGGGGAGGGCAGCAGCAATGGCTGCGGACCATATCAAAGTTATGGTTCCGGTGTCGGTGACTGTTACTACATGACCTGTAGTAGTGAACACAACCAACTTATCTCGGAAATAGACCATCTCAAGAATGGTCCCACCAGCACCGCTAGCAGCAATGTCAAATTTGAGCTTGGTACCAAAGCGAAAGCTCATCGATCCATCAAGATCGCGATGAGCATTGATCAGCTCTTTCGCAAACGAAGTATTCAGATGAACGTCTTCGTCAGCAATATTCAGACCACCAGAAAAATCGTCGAGCGTCCTCTCGTCCGGGCGAGGACGGGAAGAGTGAGGTATCTTCGGTCGATTTTGTTTCTTAGATAGTCCGAATGGTGATAGGGGCACGCCACCGACCTCCGCCATGTCCTATCACGTCCTCATTGATGTTCGCGATCAGATCGCGATAGGACGTTTCGAACAGTAGCTGAGCCTTTGCTGCCGCTGTCGGATTTATCCCGTCGTTGTCAAGCAAATGCCAAGCGGCTGCTTGTGTCATCACGACATCAGGGAAAGGCACCGTGCCAGTGGGGACGAAGTCGGCCGGCTTGGTCCGGCACTGAATGACTACATCACCTGTAGCGGTGATGGGCCAGAATTTCAAGAGACGTGTTGCTGCAAGAGCATCAGTCCACGGAAGCGGGGTGTAGTAGAGTGGATTTGATCCAGTGACGCGAAGGTGCTCACGATCGATCGGATGGACAACACGACGATCAGTGTCCTTGATATAGATACAGGCGATGTCGGTCGGATCAGCAGCGTAGGTGCTAATATTGGTTGTCACAATACCGGTCGCACCATCGAGTGTGAACGAGTAAAAATCCGTCAACCATTCCCAATAGCGCTTGATAAAGAGCATGTCGAACTGTGCTTGAATAGCGGCTCGAACCTGCGGCTCGGTGTAGGTCTGCACACCAGTTCCAGTGACAAGGCCCACCAAGGAAATCACAGACTGTGTAAGTTGGTTCACTGTCTTGAATGCCATGATGGGCCTCCATTGGTTCGACTACAGGACCTGTAGCAATCAGGTGTTGAAGTGCTGAATGCCCATCAGGCCGCCGCGGTTCGACGAGTTCACGAAGTTGCTGAATTCGCAATCGACCTCGATGATCTTCGATCCGTTCGGCGTGGTCGTGGGAGTGTAGAGCCCACGAGGATCGCCGGTGATGGTCGTCTGCGGATCGGTGAAGATCGGAGCCACGAGGGTTCCCGCTGCGGCCACAACGTTGTCGGCGAACTCACGTTCGACGGCAGTGGTTACATAGGGAAGGCCGAACTTCGCGCCGGTACCGACGTTGATGGTGGTAGCAGCGGTGATGCCAGCCAGCAAACGATCGATGTATGCGAAAGCCTTCACACCCTGCACGGCGGTCGTGCCGTTGAGTGTCAAAACTTCACGCATGGGCTGACCGATGTAGTCACGACCGATGACAGTCACTGTCGACGTCGCGGCACCGGATGCGACGACCTGCACCGTTCGACCATACGTACCCATCTGCGTTCGAATGGCATCGGCCGAGGTCAGGAACGTGGTCGTGTCCACTGCCGCCGCGATCGACTGCGCCGACAGAAAGTATGTCGCATTTGCGACGATCAGTGCTCCGTAAAGCACTCGCTGGCGAAGGAACTGCCCGAGGTCGCCACCTCCCTGCATTGCGGGGACATAGTTGTTGAACCCCGCGATCCAGAAGTTACGCTGCTTTTGCGTCATCTTTCTCTTCCTCGTTATCAGCATAGCCACCGCGGCGCTTACACGCCCTGATGACCTGCTCTTCCAGCTGACGATAGGCCGCCTTCTTCGTCTGTTCGCTCATCGCGAACTTGAATTTGCCGGCCGGTGATTTGGTGTCGTTCACCAACTCGAAGTTGATGATCGATGGCTCGCGATCGAAACCGCGCTGAACCAGTTCAGCCGGCGAGAGCCTGTAAGACGTACCATTCGGGAAATAGACCATGTACCCGGCCGGTTCCGTCTTCGCGGTTTCCTCGATCCGACGAGTCTTGTCGTTGAAGGAGTGAAAGGCTCTCTTGCGATTGCCTTTCAACTGCCTCACGACGAACTCCAGTCGAGGACCTCTTCCTACACTCAAAGCCATGATAGCTTCCTTTGTTGCCTGCTACAGCACCTGTAGCACGGCGTTGTCGTCAGTTGGTGACGAAGGCGTGGGTCCGGTAGTTCTTCCAAGTGCAGAGTTGGTACTCCATGATGTACCGACGCCCGATCGCGTCTTGGTTCCACGGAGCGGTCAGCTTCTTCACCTTCATGTTGGCGCCCTTGAGGATGTGGATTTTGAGGAACTCGTCATCCACGAAGTAGGCGCTGTTCGCCGTCATGGACTCGTCGTAGATCAGGGGAATGCCCTGATGCGTCGTGCCCTTGATGCCGAGATTGATCAGCGTCTTGCCGAAGCCGGTCGCTGCAAGGTTGATCTGCGCTTTGTCACGAGCCGCCGCCTTGTGCAGACGCCAGATGTTGCGGCCGACGAACATGACATTCGGCGACTCGTCGTCGTGGGTCAGATCGAGTAGGATATCGTCGAACGCCTCCTCGATGTTGTTCTCGTCGAGCGCGCCGGCGAAGTTGTAGGATGAAGGACGGAACATCGGCTCGTTGGCGAGGTTCAGACCACCTACAGTGCCTGTAGTCGGGTCGGAAGGAAGCAGGTTCGGAAGCCCGTTCGGGTCGGTGCCGGAGTTCAGCGAAACCGCCTTCACACGCTGGAACTTCTTGATCGCGTGTTCCAGAGCAGTGATCTTGCCTTCCATGATGTCGATGATCTTCGCATCGCCTTCGTTTTCATCCGCTTCCTGATCGGACATGATCAGACTGCCGACGAGACGGGTCATCGTGTGCAGAACCGTATCGAACTCCGACGTTTCGTCGATCGGCACGGAGTCGTAATAGGTGGCTGTGGTCACGTTGGGGTTCGAGCCGGTGATGAGCGGGTTCTCGATCTCGGGACCGCCGTCTTCCATCTCGATCTTGCCCTTGGCGGCGAGGTACGTGTAGACACCGCCTGCCAGTGTGCCCGCAAGGATCATCTTCTTGCGGGAGCGATTGGCCATCGCCTGTGCGATGGTTTCGGGAGTTGCCATGTGGCTACCTCTTATCCAGCTGCTGTAGGTCGCGGAGCAATTCCGCACCTATCTGTTTGAACGATCTCGACGGGTCGACTGCCTTGAGTGACAGCTTTGACCCATTCGGGCGATCTCGCGAGCCATTTCTGGCCGGAGGTTCGCGGAGTTGACGTTCGCCACCACGGCGTTGATCGTCATTTCCACGTCTTTGTTTGTTGTTCTTTTCGAGAGCCTTCCTAGCTCCCTTCTGCAACTCGATCCAAATCTGTTGCAGAGACATATGCGGCCAGTCGGTTTTTGCCTTGGCGATAAGGCCCTGATAACGAACCGCCCCAGGATTGGCCAAGAGGAATGCCTGTGCTTCCTCTTTCGCAGCGTTGCGGCGAGCGGTTGTCACCTCGCCTTCCCGCTTCAAACGAGCAGTTTCCTGCTGCTCCACGACGTACTTCGCGACTTCTCTCGCGTCTACAGGAGCTGTAACTCCAAGGTCTGATAGGTCGGTGCCAGCAAGATGCAACTTTGTCAAGATGCTTCTGATGGCAGCCTTGGGATCGATCTTGGCATGGGCCATAAGCTCGACCGCTTCCTTGGCTTCTTGAGCTGTCAAGCCCTTTGAGGCACCGAAGTTGGCGGTATCCTTGAGTTCGTTGTACTGCGCAAGCAGTTGACGACCGGCGGAAGCGAGGGTCTGAGCGTGTTGAACGAGACCCTTGGAGATATCCTGTTGCTCCTTCCAAGCCTTCTTGAGCTTGGACCAAGCATTGCGAGGACGACCACGTGCGAAGAGGACCTTGCCGTCGACATCGACGATATCGCCTGCGCGGTTCTGCTGGTACTGGAAGTTCTTGTCGGGGTCATCGTCGTCAACTACAGGGTCTGTAGTTGGCTTGCGTTTGTCGTCGGCAGTGATGTCGTCGTTCTCGTCGTCAACGCCATCATCGCCGGTGTCATCGTCGCCAGCGTCGTTGTCGTCGGTATCGTCGCCGGTATCATCGTCGTCTTCGCCGATATCACCCTTGTCGTCATTCGAGCCGTCGAAGTCGTCATCGCCTTCGCCGGGATCAGTCCCTAGCGGCTCGTCTTCATGCTCCGTTAACTGCTGGAGCAGGTTCTTGTGGGCTTCCGGTTCCCGTGCCATCTGTGCTTACGCCTTTTGTTAAATTCGCCTGAATTTCTTGAGTCAGCATTGCCCAATCTGCGTCCTTAACCACAAGTCCACTGAACGCTGTCTGTAACATACGAACCATCAGCGTCATGGTTGTGCCGGGTGCTGCTTGACCCACCTGACCGAGCGCTTGAGCAATTTGCAGAGCTTCCTGCTTCTTGAACTCAGACGTCGGTTTCTCGATGCTACCGGGTGCGATTTCCATCCGATAGGATTGATTGAACTCATCGACAGACATCTGTACAAACGCTGATGCCTTCTCTTCACCTACAAGTGCTGTAATGTCTTCGCTGGTATATTTCGAGATCAGAATTTCGGTCATTGACCACGTAACGTCTTCCAAAGCTTCCTCGACGGTATCGACAAGAACACCGGAGGTCTGCTGTTTGTTCTGTGCATAGAACTGAACCTGCTGGTTAGTCGTGTTCGTCTTGAACTGCTGACCACGATCGATTTCAGACTGGTTCGCTGCTCGATCGACAGCTGAACGAAGGGCTGTCGTATCGTAGAGTTCCTTTGCCTGTGCTGGTGGAGGGACAAGCATCTCCAAGACCTCTGCGATCTTCTTGTCGGGATCGGTGCTGACGCCGAAGGATGCAACCTGTTTCGGATTGCGAAGGTGTCGAACGAGCTTCTGAACCTCTTTCCCATCGACGGCTTGCTTGTTGTATACGATCGTATTGAATGCCGCATCGCGAATACGCTTGGCCTCACGATTGATACGATTGATCTCGTTGACCTGACCGATGTAGAAGCTGACTTCACCGGGCTGAATAACTGACTCAATGGGCTCGCCGAATGCGATGGCGAAGTGACGGAAGTATCGGCTCAGGCCCATGTCATCTTCCCAAGCGTAGAGCGGATGCTCCCATTGCTCGGAACTGAACAGATAGTGCCGACGGAGTGGCTTGTCGTAATACATATAGCAACGGATCGTGTCCTTGAGATTGAGGTCACGAATTTCCTTCGGAGACGAGTTCAGCACTGTGTCGACGATGGACTGTTTAGTTACAGCACCTGTAGTACCGTCGTCGCTATCATTGGTCGGCGTTCTACCAGTGGTGATCTTCTTGTTGGCTCGAAGGTAGTAACAGCCTTCTTCCTCGTCGTGAACGTAATATTTGTTCATGATATAGGATCGATCGTAGTCGATCTCTTCGGCCACAAAGTCGGAGTCGGTGAAATCGATCATCGTGCAGCCCTTAGACACAATGATACGATTGGGCAGGACGTTTGACACGGCCATGCCCTTGTTGATCAGTGAAGGAAGCTTCTCGTGGACCACTTCGAGCTGTGCGTAGAGGTCCTCGATCTCAGACTTCTTCTTCGCCTTGGCGAGCTTCTTCTCGATGGCTTGAATAGCATTGACGGCTTCCTGTCTGGAGCCATCCATCGGCTGATAGTCAAGCCTGATGATGCCAAAGTTGGTCATCTGACCATGGGCGATCCATCGACGGATTTTCGCTCGCATGTTCATGCCCGGCCACGTCTTCTTGTTCATCAAGAAGTCGAGGACGTATTCGAGACACTCGCCGAGCTTCGACTCCGACGTGACATCAGTGAACTCGACATGCGGGTTCTGCATGTATGTCGTCCGCATCATCGTCTTGATGTTATTGCGAATGATGTTCTCGTCAGCATCACTGTCGAAATGCAAATTGTAGTCTTCTTCGAGGTTTAGATTACCCTCGTTGCCAGACTTCTGGTATTCCTCGAAAATCCGATCCCACTTGGCATGGATGATCTCATATGAGGTCTTGCCCTGCTCGATGTTCCGCTGAATGAACTTCGACTGAGCCCTCGTGAAGCGAATTGACATGCCCTCGGCTGGCATCATTCCCTCTACAGGGTCTGTAGTACCATAGCCGGGTTTGGTGGACGGGTCGTCTTCGAGAACTGTGTCGAGAACGGCGTTTGATGCTTCTACTCGGCCTCGTGCCATCTTAAATGCTCCGGGGTGATGACGGGTTTGTGGAAGTGGAGTTCGGATGCTGCGGGAAGCTTAGAAAGTCCATACTTCAAAGCATCACAAAAGTCATCACCGCCATCGCGAGGTTCGTCTACTCGCTCGCCCGTGCTGGTGTCTGTTTTCCAGAAGTACGCAACCATTTCGTTCTCAATAAAGGTCAAATCGTCGGCAAAATAGATCATCGGACCTTCATCTTTGGTCGAAAGGTAGTGCATCCCGGTTCGAGGGATTAAATAGTCGGTCACTTTCGCAATTCCAGACAGTTTATCATTCTGTCCGGGGTAAAAGTTCAGTTCAAACCGGTCTGCGAGCAGTTTTTTGATGGTTGTGGTGCCACCTTTGCCCTTCCCATCGATAACAGTACGTCGAAATATCGCAGGGTCGGCCCAAATCGGGTTATCCCACGACATTCCGTCCATATACTGCTCACGAAGTTCGAGAATACGCTCACCGATCTGGTCGATGTTCATATTTGCTCGATGAAAACCGTCGATGATGAAGACTCGGCCACGATAGTCGACGAAGCCGATGCAATAGCACGATGGAACAGCCTGTCCGTAGTCGAATATCTCGAAGTTCTGGAACAACGAGTTCGATCGAATGGCTTCGTTCAGCATTGAGATCATATGCTGACGAGGAATGAAGTGCGTTTCTACTCCGAAAGCAGGATAGACCAAGCCTTCGTAGGCTGCCCACTTACCCATAAGGTAGCGTTCACGCATTTGACCTCGATAGGTCGACTCCAATCCTGCGATAAAGTCTGGATCGAGGTTATGTTTGTTCTCGTATGTCGACCCTTCAAAGATTTCGATGATGGGTTCGAGAGTAGTCCGATCGACGAGAAGATCATCACCTACAAGTCCTGTAGCACGCCAATGGTGATATGGTTTTACGAGACGTTTGTAACACCAGTTGGCTGTTGGGTTGAGAGTGAGTAGCATGTACCGAGGACCGGTCATAGGCATGGTTTCATCATCGCCTTTGTATGGCGTGGAACCACGGAGACGTCCCATGAGGTCGAGGAAATCTTTGTACTGAATTTCAGGGTCTTCGAGCTGGTCGACGACTATCCAGTCGTATGTCGCTGATAGAAGATTGGACGTGGTTTGTCCTTCAAGGGATTGTTTGCCCCGTTGAGCGATATACCGAAAGTTAATCGTGGTCCCATTGCGCATGATAGCGGTATTGTCATCCTTGGTAGGGAACCGCTTGATATGGTCTCTCGGACACCACTTAAAGAACTCTTTGCGGATCGTGTCGTTGAGCTTGGGATAGGTTGCTCGTGCAATGAGCCCATTGGAGCCGGGGTAACTGTATGCGAATTGTAACGCCTTAACACAACACGCCGCCGTTTTCCCATTGCCGAACCCTCCGCCGAGAAGTTGTATCTTCCTGCGACAATTGAGGAACTGCTGGTGCATCCCTCCTTCGATGATACTGTAATTAGGCAATGTGAAACCACTTGTTGTTATATTCGAGGACTCTGTTCGTAGAAGGATAGATTGGTTTCCACTGAGGATATCCACCCATCCACCCCATCGGAGGATGACTCAGACTGATCGCCACGATCATTCCTCGAAATGAAACGAACTGCCACGGCTGATCAACGTGTGGCAGTTCGTCATATGATGGAGCGATGTGTTGCACTACAGGTCCTGTATCGATTAACGATTTATGCTTGTAGCGCCCCAACGTAGGCCGTGCCATTGGTCGGAACGGCGGTGCCGTTGAGGTCGAAGGGGAAGGCTGTCAGACCGGCTGGAATTTGCGGTAGTACCGTAGTGGCCGAATTCGGTTTGTAGTTACCATTGCCAGCTCCAGCGACGGTAAAACTAGCATCACTGATCCAGTTGACAGCAATCGGAGCACCGTTCGTCCCATTACTGTCACCGCGTCCGACGATTTCCGCTTGCCAACTATCGGCTGCTACAGAGTCTGTATTGGAGTCACCGCGCATGTGGCAGCAATAGAACCCGTCGACACGATAACGGAATGACCAGTTGCCGATGCAAACACCGTTGGTCGCGAAAACGTCACTCTTGCTGTTGAACTCGTTCCACACCGAGCAGGCACTAATGCCATCGGCTGTGATCAGCGATGCACTGCTTCCGTCATTGTAAAGGTAATTCTCTCTGGCACCGACACCAGTATTGGCGATGTCGAGCATCTGTGTCGTTGTGTTTGTCCCACTGTGGTTCATTGCAATAAGTGGCTGCGTAGCCCCAGTGCGTTGTTCCAGAACGTTACCTATTAGTGCCACTTCAAGATTGTTGCGTTGGGCGCCCAAGTCTCCGCTGTCGGCATTGCCGAAGAAGCACCAACCCATGAAACATTTTCCGGGAGTCTGAAACTGAGCTACGGCGTCGCGACCAGCTGAATATGAGAGATTCTGGCTTTTGTTTCCACAGTGATTGTAGACCGCATCGTGTGCTGCAACGACATCACACCCCCATGCGTTGATCATCTTTGCATTGCTGGCAACTGACTTGGCTATATTTAGCATGTTGCCGGTACAATTGATCAGGGTTAGCTGGCCAACATCGAGCATCCATCCGTCATAGTCGGTCGTCGCATTGAGGTCGAAGATGCAGTTGTCGATGATTGTGGCGTTGTTGCTATTCGTTGTGCCTCCAGTCGAAATGAACACAACACTGCCGGCTCCATTCTTGCGCAGCGTGAGGTTCTTGATCTTCGTATAGGCGGGGAAGCCATTGAAGACGTTGGCACCGCTGTCGCGAAAGATCGTGGTCGCCTTGTTCACCGGGTTAGATGCTTGTATCGTCAGCGGGATCAATCCACCTGTGACGGCTCCGAATGTGCCATGGGTGTGCGTCGTGGCGGTTAGCTTGATGATGCCGCCGGAAGCATCGTTGCGGCCATAGGTGGCGTTGTTGAACGTCTTTATAGCGGCTGCGGCCAGTGCGACCGTAGAATAGGGATTGGCGGCGGCGCTCGTATCGGCCGTCGCGATTGTTACCGCGCTGGTCCCACCGAATACGGTAGGCGTTCCCGCCCCGACGCCATCGACGTAGGCAATGGCTGTGCCAAACGCCTGAGTTTTGTTGTTGAGAACTCTAAGCGTGGTCATGTTCGGTGACGGATAGGCTGCCCCATCAACGCTCGCCTGCCACGAATTGCCGACCCATGGATAGATGATGCAGTCAATTGTTAGGAGATCGCCTTGTGTCAGTGTTGACAAGTCAAGGTTCGCTCGAAACTCCGATGCGTTAAGCGCTGATCCCGTAAATGTGATCTTACTCATTGCTGTCGCGATCACGCTCGCACTGTTAGAATGCTGATCGGTAGCAATGAACTTGACAGCCCGAACTTGTTGGCCGCTTTTGAAAAAGCGATGCGCACATGTCAGACCGATGCTAAAACTCGTCGATGTGGCTTCGTCACGATCTGAGTTGAGCCACATCGCGATCGGCGCGGGATATACTTGGGATGAATTGTTGGTAACAGCTGGAGTCTGCAAAGCAGAAACACCTCCCGATCCACCGGGACCATTATCGGTGAAGAAGCCCGCTGCAACTGAGCATGCAACAATCGAGTCACTAGAATAGACCTTCGACGATAGCACATACTTAACAGTGATGTTGCTTCCTGAAGTAGCTTCGTCTCGATTGGCATGTTGATTGTATGCCTTGCGCAAAGCTGCGGTAGCAATCACTGTTCTGTCGACTGTCGTCTGCACTCCACCAGAGGTCCATGAGACCGAGCGAACCGTCAACGCCAAACCGGGCGTTGCGTAATTGTTGAGGTTAGCATAGGCACCGCCAACCTTCGATGCTGTAATAGTAGCATCCAGCTCCCAACCATTTGTATTGATAGAAAGGGAGGTCAGCGATTGGGTAGGTATCGAACCGCCGGCTTCGTTACTTCGTAGCAGTCCAACTCCAAGCCCGATCTTTGTCATCACCGAACTCCTACAAGTCCTGTAGCAGTCGTGCCAGTAGAGTTGACACGCTTGCAGTAGTCAGTGATCCGCTGACCGGCGACAACGGTGTATGATACGACCGTATCATCCTGCTCGACGATCGCAACAGTTCCCGCACCCCCAACAACGATCTCGCGAGGAGGCGTCGTGAAATTGATCGTATCCGAAGGTGTGATTGCGAAGTTGTCTCGTGATGCGTTGCTTCGGACGTAATGAGGATCAATGATGGACTCAGGACGTCCAAGGTCTTTCACGATAGCCATTAGTCATCTCCTTGAGAAGTCGATTTCAACGTCGGTCTTGTCATCATCAGCTTTTCTGACAACGATCTTCAAACCGTCCAGATTATCGCCAGCCTGTTTGCCGAATAGAACTTCGGGATGCAGACCAGATCGATCGAGAATATCTTGGTTCGCTTTGAGCTTTGCGTTCTCATTGACAGCATTTTTGCCGAGATTGATCACTTCGTCTAGCGCTGCCGGCGCGGCTTTCGCGATCTTGGCCACGAGACTCTGGCCGTTGGAATGGATCATCTCCCAAAACAGGAGGTCATAGGTTTCCTGATATGCATCAAGGCTCTTGAGCTTCTTGACGTCTGAGACGGATATATTGACGGTATGCGCGATCTCATTATCACTGAGACCAAATAGAGAATAGAAGAGGACGACAGTCAATGCTGTCTGAGTCCTTGGTTCAGCCGGAAGTTCTGTAATCGACCGCCGCTTTGATGGAACATGGTTTCGAGCTGTTCCTGATCCGATGCTAACGTCGGCAGAAGGAAAGGTATCGATTTCAGTCCCGTCGCCTTTGGCAGCAAGGACCTTTCCTCTTGTGGTAACATATGGATCACCGGGCTTCGGAAGTGCCATTGTCTTACTCCAGAGTGGGTCCCACTACAGGGCCTGTAGTGGGACCAAGAAATCAGGCGCTGATGTTTCCGTTGCCGGAAAAGATACCAGACGTCTGAAGCTGACCGGGCTGCTGAGGATAGGAACTCGGCCGCGAGGACTTCTGAAGCGCGTTGGCAATGCGCGTCTGATCAGCCGCGACGGTCACGCGATTGATGTAGGTATTCGTCTCGATGACACGCTTGCCACCCTGCTCGGCAGTGATACCAACCGAAGCCTGCACACGACCTTCAGTATAGAGCGCTGCTCCACCGACGGCTGCACCATTGAGAGCCTGTGCAAGCTTCCTCGGAACCTTCAGCCGAGTGAAGACACGCTTGGTTGCGCGTTCCAGAGCACCGCGATCGATGCTGAGTACCAACGCGGTGGCAGAATTCAGAAGACCGGACCAGCCGGTCGCTGTCGTAGCCATGATTAGCTCCATAGTTTGTTGCAACAACCAATCGCTACAGGAGCTGTAGTACGATGTCAAGAAGGGATCACATATGAATACAAGTAGCTTGCAATACACGATGAACTATGATATTCCACAGATGTAATCTGTTCCAAGAAACAGATCATATCCATTGAATATCACGCTGAGAGCAACAGCATGTGATACAGATTGCTAGAGGTATGTCTTTTATCATGACTTCTCACCTTCGGTTCGTTTCTGTCGAAACGAACCTTCGGCTCCCGAGCGCAGCGAGGAATATCATGCGAGTGTTCATACGAAGTCCTGACTTCGTGAAGAAGGTTGCAAGTGGTGAACTCACTCATCATAAACTAACCCAACGAGCTGCTCAATGGTTACTACGCGAAGCCGAAAGTCGCAAGAGGAATGCACTGCGAAAAGCGATGGATAAGGATACGAGGAAACATCGACGAAATCGTAGGATTACACTTGCTTGACATCATACTACAAACGCTGTAGTAATCAATCATTGATGGATCACTTCCCCCCTCCCGGTGAACATCAATCGGCGGCCAGAGATCGAACCATGGCGGACCTACTCTGGTCGCTTGCATTTGCACTACAAAAGCTGTAGTGTAACATCATCGGTCGAAGCACGGGTGTCAGCACCATCAGTGCTCCCGATTGGCGGGGTCCGGTTTTTGAGACGGATCGGACCCCGCCGTCCTTGACAATCAACTACATGTCCTGTATTGATACCTCATCGCGCTGAGCAATCTTGCTTGAACCCCGAGCGCGATCGGGTGACCCTCACACCCAACCGACTGGAGCTACCCCCATTGCTCCAGTCGGCACCCCATCCGGGATCGTCTCATCTAAAGATTATCATCCAACTACAGGACCTGTACCATGGCTAAGCCAATCCTCTGCCTCGACTTCGACGGTGTTATTCATTCATATGACTCAGGCTGGAAAGGAGCAGAAGTAATATCCGATCCAGTCACTCCCGGCTTCTTCGAATGGCTTGAAACGGCGCGCGATGTCTTTGACGTCGTGATCTATTCATCGAGATCATCCGATACCGAGGGCATCAACGCTATGCAAGCATGGTTCCGTAAAGAGTATCATGCTCGCTACGGAACCACATTCAATGATTTCGCCGACATCGGACTGAGATTTGCCCACAAGAAACCAGCAGCCTTTCTCACCGTCGATGATCGCGCGCTATGCTTCTCTGGAAACTGGTCAGATTACAGTCCTGAGACGCTGCTCAAGTTCAAACCATGGAACAAGCGAGCTAAGTCCGATCAACCATTCTGACGCACGGAGTGCACGATAGGACTGTCGCCAAAAACCCACAATCATTATCGAAGGACTCACGATGCAGATGCCCCAGAAATCCTATCTGAAGTCGCATCTCTACAGCAGCTGTAGTTGGTTCGGAATACAACGAATGGCATTGATCGATATGGAGGATGCGAGCTTCATCGCGCAGGACGGATTTGTGCTTGTGTCGAATCAAGAGATTTGGACGAGGGTGGTGATGATTGAGTGCGAGACCGCGCGTGCGCACGATGCGAAATTGTCCGGAAATCTTCATTAGGCTTGACAACTAGAATGACACAGTGCATACAGATGCTGTAGTTCGGCTTCGCCGGGCTACCGTTTCTGAACTCCCTGAACCTTGGGGGCTGGCTGAGAGGCTGGCCCTTTTTTTTGTCCTGCTTCGCAGGGGTGAAAAGCTGTGGGAATAATAGCAGTAGCAGCTACCTCGCTACGCTCGCCGGCGGTCTGTCAAGAGCGACTACTGTCCCATTTTGATACAACCGGGGGACTACCGGGGGTTGTATGGACAGCACAGCATCGCGCGCGATGGGAAGATAATCCTACAACCTGATCACAAGTTCGTGATACAACCTATGATCGGTGTTACTACAGGACCTGTAGTGTATGATGATCCTTGTCAACAGAAGGACACAGCCAATGCCAAGGGTTCGTATCTATAACAAACCGTGCAAACGGGCTAGGACAATTGCGCGCAAAAGGAAAGCAGCATCGCGCGCAATCTGGCTCTAATATCAACGCGCGATATTGCGCAACAATGGAGGACTGAATTATGGTACTGGAAACCAAAACTGCTCCGGTCGACACCACGGAAACCAAGGCCGATACGTTCAAGCGGCTCTGTGGCAAGCGCGTTGCCAATGCGCTCGAAAAGATCGACTTGATTGGCAATTGCGCGAACCGCAATCAATACGAATACACGCCCGAACAGGTCGAGAAGATCAAGCAGGCTCTGATAACCAAAGTCGAGTTCACGATGAACAAGTTTGCCGATAAGGCGAAAGCAACAACTATCACATTCGAACTCTGACGCGAGGGCTGATCATGGTGACTGGACCTCAACTTGACTAGTCTCATTCATTGATGCTAGTCACAAGGTCCAGTCTCATAGCCAACTACAGGACCTGTAGCTAATTGTGAGACAATTGGCTTCAAAACTTGTAGCATTTGTTGGCAAAGTCTCATATAATTGAGGCCAAATCGAAGGCTGATACGTGTGAGAGAGGCTAAAGCCAGTGCTGACAGATGAGAGTTGTGGGCAATAGGGCTCAATTGAAGGAGAAATCATGAAAATGCACAAATCAATCACAGCCGACCTCATCATGGATGCTGTCGAGCGGCGCATGATAACCCTCGATAATCCGGGCTTCTGCAAAGCCTGTGGAAATGAGCAAGAGGGCTGCGAGCCAGATGCTCGGAACTACGAATGCGAGGCTTGCGGCGAAAAGCAAGTCTTCGGTTCTGAAGAGTTGCTTTTGGAACTCTGATCTACAGTCTAATGGGGTTCAACTACAGGTCCTGTAGTGAACCCTATTGGGAAGTCGATCATGGCTTCACAACATAGGAGTAACGTCTCATGCTCAATAAGATCATTCTCACTGCAATCACCCTCGTCAGCCTGTCCAACATGCCGGCGTCAGCCGGTGACTATATCGATGATATGGTCGCCAAGGCTCAGAAGTCGGTCGTCTCGGCGCAAGCCCGTTTGGACAAAGCCCTTCTCTGTCAGAAGGACAAGCCCACCTGTCTGACTGGCCTGCGACAGGCTGCACAGAAGTCGGCCGATCGTGCAGCAGCCAAGCTCGCAGCAATCAACTAATCCAACCGGCGACGGTTGGTAGGGATAACTTATCAAGCTTGCCTCTGATCAGTTATCCCCCAGTGTGATCATGGTTGACAGTCACGGGGCTGTCTCTGTTAGCCCTCTGGTCACACTGGTTTATCAGTATTAGTAACCCCAGCCACTGTAGTTACTAATGCTGATTTGATCGTTTTGATTGTATTTTTCGGTCAAACTGCATCGTGCCCTACGGGCGGAAAGGAATGTTCTACAATGGCTATCAATCTAATCATCAAAGGCTCATTCGATGATGCAATCAATGCTGCGTCATCGCGCGGTATCATCCTTCGTCAACTACAATCAACCGGTCATGGTGAGACTTTGGCAATCACTGGCGACAGGAATTTAGTTGTTGTCATAGAATGGTTCAATGCTGACTTCGCACCGATCAAGCTCGGTGAAAGCCTTGGCTATGCTGCTGGATCACTACTTCACTATTCACAGCCAGAGGCGCGATCTCATATGGCTTTATACGTTGGCGATGAGGATCAATTCAGCGATGATGACTTCGCTACAGACCCTGTAGCTGATCAGCCTGATCTGTCTGCGGATATGATTGACGGCTGAATTTTTGGTGTAATCACATCGTGCGCTCTGCGCGGAGAGAGAATATGACAATCGTTGATGATTTGATCAGTGAGGGCTGTCAAGCAACTTTGATTGGTTCTCGCGCTATCTGTGATCCAGTGCCAACCAGCTCGGACGAGGATTATCTGATCTATCATAAGCCAACACTATCGATTGACGATGTTCTCAAGAAGCATGGCTTGGATATCGCTGCTCCAACAGATTATGGAAATCTGTCGAAGGGAGACTTTCGGTCGTTTCGTTCAGGTAATATCAATCTGATCATCACAACGAAGACCACCTTTGAGACTAAGTTTCTGCTCGCTGTTCACGTATGCAGAAGCCTCAATCTACTATCTAAGTCTGATCGCATTCTCGTTCATCAAGCAATCTTGTATGGCAATAAGTACGAGAAGAAGAAACTGGCTAAAGTCTCGCCTGCGAATATATGGCAACTGATCATAGATGCAGCAACACAGTAGCTCTGTACGGAAAGGATGAAAGATCATGCTCACCAAAGCTCAATTGGACAAAGCTCTATCACAGACGCTTGAAGCTCAGCGTATCCTTACAGGGATACAGCAGCTGATCGCACTGCCATATGGGATTGCTCCACTAGCTGACACGTTCGATTTGATACAGGGTCTGTATGCAGAATTGAAACAGGAAGACAAGTCATGAAAGTTTCGCTTCCATCTCGCCCGTACAAGGTGTATGCATTCGTGTCTACACAGTGCGAACTCGAACGTGAGCCATCATGGTTGATTGGTGTTGACAATGCTGAACCGGCTAAGCGTCGGATCAGTCTGTTTAGAACTGTGTATGCTGGTATATATGGGTTTTCTGATGTTGACAACCGGGACAAGTTCGTGCGACAATTGAACAATACTGGACACGGTGAGATCGCTCATGTGTGTTCGTTACTAAAGGGTGAATAGCACAGTCCATTACAGGTCCTGTAGTGGATCATGGTGTTCATCGGGAGCACTATAACAGAAGGAGTTATCTATCATGGCAAAGGAAGCAAAAAAGTCACCCGCCGCCGAGGCGCCAAAGGCTGATGCAGCCGAAACCGCCACAAAGCCGATCAAGAAGGTCAATCCTTCAACCCTCGGCAGTGTCGATCTGGTCCCCTTCAAGGCCAATCAGGTCGCTGCATTTGGCAACAACTTCATGGTCGCCCTCGTTGCGCAGGCCGGTCTGGAAGAGGATGCACAGAAAGCCCTCGCCGACGCATCGCAGGCCAAGGTTTTTCTCTCATTCGAGATGACCAAGGCGATCTTCACACTCGCTCACAAGTCCAAGGGCTCGAAGAACGAGATCGACGTGTTTGGTATCTTCGGCGATGTCAAGGATGTCGAGAAGCTCAACAAGCGTATCCTCATTGAGATGGGCGTGATGAAGCGGCAGGTCAACGATGCGACCGACGCTGTGGAATACATCTGGACCGACGAGAAGGTCAAGGCGCTCTACGAATATACTGCTGAACTCAAGGACAAGGACAAGCCGGAATACGATCGGCGGTATAACAACCGCAAGCGGCTGAACCTCCGCCTTTCGGAAGCGTGCAAGGCGGCATCAACCCTCATGGATCACAAGCTGAACCCGGATGATCTGTTCTATTCGGAGTCCGAGACTGGCGAACTGGTTCCGACGATCAAGAACGCTCCGAAGCAGATTGGCGGCGATGCTGGCATTGTGCAGATGAACGTTCGCAAGCCGGTCAAGGGTGCGACGCTCTCGCCCACGATGTCTTCGCTCGTGAAGATCAGCACCGAGCGTCACAAGGAACCCGCGAAGCCGCGTGGTGACGAGGGCGAGAAGCGTGAAGAAGAGAAGATGGGGATGACCGACGAGGCTTTCGGATCCATCGTCAACTCTGTCAAGCGCGCCGTGATGAAGCAGGAGAACGTCTTCACGCCCGAGATGCAGAAGCATATCACGTCGCTCTATACCCAACTCGGCGAGACGATGAAGACGTGGATCATCAAGAAGCCGGAAGCTTCGAACGCCGACAAGGCGGCCGAAGCGGTCGCGTAACTACAGGTCCTGTAATCAGGCCCGACAATCCCGTCGGGCCTGAACTCTTTCAGAAGGAACACAGATATGGCAATGGATGACAACGATGACGGCGTTTTCGTGGATGCGACGCTGGATAATCATGGTCTCGACAGCGACATCTTCGATTTCACTTCAACGACGGATGACAACACAGACATTTTTCCTGTTGTTGCTCCAATTCCTGCAATCATGGATGCTCATTATGCTGTCAATGACGACGGCACAACAGACACAGCTGCGATCAGTTTTGTCGATGCGAGCAACAATCTCGTGCTGTCTGTGGATTTCATTCATCACAGTGTTTGGTCAGTGCTCAACGGCGAACGCACCGACTGGATATTGTAGTCGATCTCTTGGGGGCTGATCAATCTGATCAGCCCCTTATTTTTTGTGCCTTTTGGAAATACAGTTGTTGCAATTAAGTGAGATATTAGGTATAATCATTTGTTAGCTGATTTGATCCAGCAACGAACATAGGAGGAAGCCATGCGAGGGGATACTGCTACAGGCTCTGTAGTTGAAAGCCCTCTGATCACACACACGCTCCACCACTACCAAAGCATTCGGGGATAATATCCCGGATCGACATATCAATTGAGCGGGGTGCGACGCTCATTCTGATCCGCACACTAAACGTCTCAATAGGAGGTTGATCATGCCACAGCAATTCACAAACGATATCGAAACTAAATACTCTGGTCTTATCAGGGATGCCAACTTTGTTGTATCGGCATATCATGCTGACAAATCGCCTGCTCTTCAGATCATGTCTCCTGAAGGTGAAGCGGTACTTACAGCATCTGTATGCATGGATATTCCGCCGGAGGAAGATTGTATCATCATCAAAGATTGGTCGGAGAATGAAGGTATCGAGGCTGTATTGATCAAAGCAGGTCTCATCGAGGCCAACAATGATCCTCGACTTCATGCATCAGGTTTTGTTCTTGCTGGCGAGTTTAAGATGATTGGTAAATTGCTCGAAGCTTGGCAGAAGTTCAAGGCAACTGAACTACAGTACCTGTAGTTGGGGCGATCAGTATGGCTGTTTGGTTTGCCATTCGTCGTGCCAGTGATGGAGCATTCTATTCAAAGAATGCTGCCTATCGCACAAATAGAAAGGAACCGTCTCATGGCAACTGAAGTCAAAATGTATCGCGACAAGGCTGGTGAACTCCACAATGATCGGCTTTCTGCTGATGTCGGCGATGCTCGTTACACTGTTGAGGAAGTTCTGATCAATCGCGATTGGAAGGATATTGAAGCTAAGGAGATCGTTGGCTTCCTTCTCTCTAATCGGCCGATAGTACAGGACCTGTATCGAGCCATTGATAAGAAAGCTAGAGCGGAGGTTAAGGCCAATGTTTAGCTCCAGAACCAAACGAGCAGCCTTGCGAAACTTGCTCATCGTAGCCGATACTTATGCCTTCAAGGGCACAATGCATTGGGACGAACACGACGATATGGATCGACAATATCTTCGTGCCATCAATCGCATGGAGAAAATTCTCGATCTGCCCCTGACGAAGAAGCTAGAGCCATGACTGACCAGTCCCAATCTCGTGTCAAACTCTTTCACGTCCAAGTCCTTCTCCCCGAGGCTCTCAATTGGACAACCCTATCCATTATCGCTGAAACTCATTGGGCTGCTCGTCACTGTGCCGAGCATTTTGGCATTGTCGGGCTGGCCTTCGAGGTCCCAATCAATCCTCAACCATTCGACGATTACGAAGAGGGCATCTTCCACCAAAACTCCCATCGCGCCGCTGGCGTGGTCCCCGCTACAGGGCCTGTAGCAACATCAAGGAAACCTCAAATGACCAAGAAATCGAAAGAAGGCGACCAGACTGATCCGAATGTCGATGTTTCGACTGATCTCGGTCCAGTCTACATCGATCCGATAGAGGCGAAGATCACGGAAGCTCTCGCTGCGGCGCAGGCCGAGTTCGGCCGTGAGCTTTCCGATGCCGAAGTCCAGTCCATTCGTGATCATGTCCGCAAGGAGCACAACGAGGCTGTCGCCGAGGACGACGAGAAGGCTCGTTTGGCATTCAGCACTGCCGTGTTTGATGAGGGCGGTCCATCGGCCAATCGGCTTCTTCAGACTCTGTACAAGAAGCATGTCCTCAGCTGGATTGATGTGAAGCACATTCTCGGCGACTAACCTCGCCGAGCCAAAACTTCTCTTGCAAAAGAGCCGAACTCCTGATAGTGTCTTGTTTAATAACAAATGTTAAGAAGACATATCAGGGGTTCGGGCGGTGAAAAATCTCACAGAACTAATCTGTCTGTCGTCTCACGTCTCTAGTCTCACTACAGCACCTTGTATTGGAAACCAATCATGTCTCGCATCCGGCTCAACTTGGGCCGTCAGCAGCCGTTTGTCGATCGCGTACTCGGTGGCTGGCGGTTTTGGATAATCTACAACTCTGACGTCTCAGCAGGAACGTATTACGAGCTTTGGGATACTGGTGAAGTCAATCTCGTAAAGGCTTCTGCAACTCAAACGGAGGATATCATTTATGTTAGAAAAGCTGATCCAACTGAAAAATAGCCTCTCGCCTACTGGTGGTGGCAACACCGATCCGGTCATGTTTGACTACAGGTTCTGGAGTGAAGCTCTGACCATCGTCACCAAGCAGCGCGAGAATGCCAAGATCGACATGCTCAAGCTCAGCACCGATCCAACCAAGCCGGGCGTGATCTTGAAGTCCAAGCTCTATCGTCTCGTCTTCAGTGAGTCCAAGCCGATTAGGACATTCGATCTCGAAAGGATGATCGATATCCTTGTGAAGAAATATCCCAAGGATCGATTGTTCATTCGTGAAGCTGCCCTCAAAGCCGAGGTCGACGGCTCTACGAAGAAGACCTACAAGGTGGAGCGGAACGATGACTAAGTTCACCTTCGTTCACTGTGGGGAATTTGATGTCAATCCTCATGCTGTAGCGTTTGTGTCAGAGAATGACACAGAAGTCATCATAACACTGACAAGCACACTTCAGCTTCACCTTCCAAAACATATCGGCGATATTGTCGTTCGCGATCGCGTTGCGGTCGTCGACGCAATCGAGCGATCCATGATTGTCTCCGACGATGACTAAATCATCATTCGATGTTGATACAGGCTCTGTAGTTAAGAAGCCTCGTAAGCGCCAGTCTCACCATACCCTCGAACAGCGCAGAGATCAGCGCGCTCGTGCTCTCA